TAATTACACATGAAGGTTTACGCCTTCAGGTATATCAAGATACACTTGGAATTGATACTATTGGTATCGGACGTAACCTAGAAGACCGTGGCATCACTAAAGAAGAACTGGAATGGATGGACATACCTAATATGGCTATTGTTCATACTGAAGGTATCACAGAAGCAGATGCTATGTATCTAGCACAGAATGACGTGCAGATTGTCGAAGAAGAACTTGTACGTGCGCACCCTTGCGTAGACAAGCTAGACAGTGTACGTCAACTTGTACTTATGGATATGGCATTCAATATGGGTGTCCCAAGACTGTGTAAGTTTAAAAAGATGTGGAATGCTATTCATAATGAAGATTTTATCAATGCAGCAAAAGAAATGCTTGACAGCAGGTGGGCAAATCAGGTAAAATCAAGAAGTACAAAATTAGCAAACGCAATGCACAATGGTGAGTTTTAATGGCTAGACAATTAACTGATAAGCAACAAGCACTACTCAACGTCCTGTTTGAAGAAGCAGGTGGTGATATGGTGCAAGCAAAGAAACTGGCGGGATATGCTGACACTTCTAGTACTGCAGAAATTGTTAAAGGTCTTAAAGAAGAAATACTTGAGGCAACTCAAATGTACATGGCACGTAATGCACCGAAGGCTGCGATAGCTATGACACATGCATTGTATGACCCAACTGAGTTAGGCATACGTGATAAGATGGCAGCAGCCAAAGAACTGCTTGACCGTACTGGTCTAGTAAAGACTGAGAAGATGCAAGTAGAAGCATCCGGTGGTGTAATGCTTATGCCACCTAAAGCAGTTGTAGAAGACGATGACTAGAAGCATAGGCAAGTGGAAATTACCACAGCCAACAGACATCAAAGAAGAAAACGAATGGATACAGATACCTCGTATTGCAAGGACTGTACCTTTCGGTTATAAACAAAACGATGAAGACCCCGACATTCTTGACCCTATACCAACAGAGTTAGACCTATTAGAGAAAGCACGTAGCCACGTAAATCAATACAGTTATCGTGAAGTAGCCAACTGGTTGAGTGCAAATACTGGCAGATACATCTCGCATGTGGGATTAAGGAAACGGTTACAGAATGAACGAAGACGTAAGAACCAAGCTAAAAGCCTCCTCAAGTGGGCAGAATATGCGGAAACGGCAATCGCCAAAGCGAAAAGCCTCCAAGAAGAAAGAACAGGCTCCAAAGCCAACAGTTGAGATACTGCCTATTGAATATGAAACACAGGCTATTGAAGAGACAGCCAATGTTTTATTTAAACCCAATAAGGGTCCACAGACAGACTTCTTAGCTGCAGCAGAACGAGAAGTACTTTATGGTGGTAGTGCTGGTGGTGGTAAGTCTTACGCCATGTTAGCTGACCCACTACGTTACATGGGGCATTCTGCATTCAGTGGATTGCTACTGCGACATACAACAGAAGAACTAAGAGAACTTGTATTTAAGTCGCAGGAGTTGTACCCAAAAATCTGGCCCGGTATTAAATGGTCAGAGAGAAAGATGCAGTGGACTGCACCATCTGGCGCAAGATTGTGGATGTCGTATCTTGATAGGGATGACGATGTATTGCGTTATCAGGGTCTAGCGTTTAGCTGGATAGGGTTTGACGAGTTAACACAGTGGTCCACACCATACGCTTGGAATTACATGCGGTCTCGTTTAAGGTCCACTGCACCTGACTTGCCTATCTACATGAGAGCAACAACTAACCCCGGTGGTCGGGGACATCATTGGGTTAAGAAAACATTCATCGACCCTGCACCTTACAATAGAGCATTCGATGCAACAGATACAGATACGGGAGACGTTCTGCGATACCCAGCAGGACATGAAAAAGCTGGAAGGCCATTATTTAAACGGCGATTTATCCCAGCAAGATTATCTGACAATCCTTATCTGGCAGAGTCGGGTGACTACGAAGCCATGCTACTCTCCATGCCAGAGCAGCAAAGGAGACAACTCCTTGAAGGCGACTGGGATATTAAAGAAGGTGCGGCGTTTACTGAGTTTGACCGCAATATTCATGTTATTGAGCCTTTCGATATTCCTAACAACTGGGTTAAGTTTAGGGCTTGTGACTATGGTTATGGTAGTAAGTCCGGTGTTGTTTGGTTTGCTGTTGCACCTAACGAACAACTTGTGGTATATAGAGAACTATACGTTTCTAAAGTCCTTGCCGCAGACTTGGCAGATATGATACTGGACGTAGAGTCTGGCGATGGTACTATTAAGTATGGTGTGCTTGATTCTTCTTTGTGGCATAAACGTGGCGATACTGGTCCTAGCCTTGCAGAGACAATGATTAGTAGAGGATGTCGTTGGAGACCATCAGATAGAAGCCGTGGTAGCCGTGTAGCAGGTAAGAACGAAATACACAGGCGTTTGCAGGTAGATGAATTTACAGAGGAGCCTAGACTTGTATTCTTTAATAGCTGCACAAATGTCGTATCACAGTTACCAGCCATCCCGCTTGATAAGAAAAATCCAGAAGACATTGATACGCACAGTGAAGACCATTTGTATGATGCCCTTAGATATGGTATAATGTCCAGACCAAGATTTAGTATATTTGATTACGACCCTATGGGAAGACCTAGTACTGGTATGCGTGTAGCAGACAGTACGTTTGGTTATTAAGGAAAAAACTATGGCTGAAGATGAAATTATGATTGAAGATGATGCAATCGCATTAGAAGACACAGATGACTCTATAGTGTTTGATGCAGATGTAGCATCCATTATTCCGTTTATTAACGAAAGATACCAGCGTTCTGAAGACTATCGTGAACAAGACGAAGACCGTTGGCTACGTGCTTATCGTAACTACCGTGGTCTATACGGACCAGACGTACAATTTACTGAGGCAGAGAAGTCTCGCGTATTTATTAAAGTAACCAAGACAAAGACGCTGGCAGCTTACGGACAGATTGTAGATGTCTTGTTTGCTAATCAGCGTTTTCCTTTATCTGTAGACCCTACTGAATTACCAGAAGGTGTAGTAGAAGATGTAAACTTTGACCCACAGGAGCCAGAGCAGCTACGTGGTGACACTGCATTGTCTACTAGCCCATACGGTTTTGCTGGTGATGGCAATGACCTTGAGCCGGGTGCTACGTCACAGTCACTGCAAGAGAAGCTAGGCGTAGTACAGAATAAACTAGAGCCTGTGTCTGACAAACTAAAAGAAGGTCCGGGCAAAACACCTACAGCAATTACATTTAGCCCTGCTATGATTGCTGCTAAGAAGATGCAGAAGAAGATACACGACCAACTAGAAGAGTCTGGTGCGGGTAAGCATATGCGTAACTCTGCATTTGAAATGGCACTGTTTGGTACAGGTGTAATGAAAGGTCCGTTTGCTACAGACAAAGAGTATCCTAATTGGGATGATGAAGGTAACTATGACCCAATGTTTAAAACAGTTCCGCAAGTACAGCATGTATCTGTTTGGAACTTTTATCCTGACCCTGATGCAAATAACATGGACGAAGCGCAGTACGTAATTGAACGACACAAGATGTCACGTTCACAACTGCGTAGTCTAAAGAAGCGTCCATACTTCCGTGGTCAAGTGATTGATGAAGTTATTGCTATTGGCGAGAACTACACAAAGAAATATTGGGAAGATGACCTATCTGACTATGCACCTGAAACATCTATTGAACGATTTGAAGTTCTTGAGTATTGGGGTATGGTCGATGTGGACATGCTTGAAGACCAAGACATTACTATTCCAGATGAGTTGAAAGACTTTGATGAACTACAAGCAAACGTATGGGTATGTAATGGTAAACTTATTCGTATGGTTCTTAACCCATTCAAGCCTAGCAAGATTCCATATCATGCTGCGCCATACGAACTAAACCCATACTCTTTCTTTGGTGTGGGTATTGCAGAGAACATGGACGACACACAAACTCTTATGAATGGGTTTATGCGTATGGCTGTCGATAACGCTGTTCTATCGGGTAACTTGATTATGGAACTAGATGAAACCAATCTAGTGCCGGGTCAGGACTTGTCATTATATCCGGGCAAGGTATTCCGTAGGCAGGGTGGTGCGCCGGGTCAAGCTATCTTTGGAACTAAGTTTCCAAATGTATCATCAGAGAATATGATGCTGTTTGACAAAGCACGTCAGTTATCTGATGAGTCTACAGGTATGCCTAGCTTTGCTCATGGGCAAACAGGAGTATCTGGTGTAGGCCGTACTGCATCTGGAATATCAATGCTTATGGGTGCTGCACAGGGCGGCATTAAGACTGTAGTAAAGAATGTAGATGATTATCTTCTACGCCCACTAGGTGAAGGTTTTTTCCGCTTTAACATGCAGTTTGACTTTGACCCAGAAATTAAAGGCGACCTAGAAGTTAAGGCACGTGGAACTGAAAGTCTTATGGCTAACGAAGTACGTAGCCAGCGTTTGATGCAGTTCCTACAAGTAGCAAGTAGCCCAGCACTTGCACCTTTTGCTAAGTTCCAGTATGTAATCCGTGAGATTGCAACATCACTTGACTTAGACCCCGACAAAGTAACCAATAATATGGATGAAGCTGCTCTGCAAGCAGAGATTATGAAAGGCTTCCAAGCACCTGCACAACCAGAACAAGGTATGGCTACTGGTAGTCCAATGGACCCAACTGGCGCAGGTGGTGGTAATATAGGCACAGGACAAGTTCCTGTACCGGGTGAACAAGGATTTAGTGCAAATGGACAAGAAGCAAATACTCAGCAGCCTCAAGCCGTTGGTGGGCAACAACCACCAATGGGAGGCATTCAATAATTACTTAGATGATGCAATTGAGCAACATCACAAAGTAATGGAGCAATCAACTGATACTGTTGCACTTCATAGGCAACAGGGTGCAATATCTGTATTACGTAGGTTAAAACAACTAAGAGATGAGATAAATGGAATTACCTAAGTCAAAATCCCCTGATGCCTTTAAAAAGTTCAAAGAGGACCGCAGTAAAGTATACGAGGCAAACAAAAATAAAGTTGTAGAACATTTACAAAAAAGAGGCTTACGTAAAGAAGCTATAGCTGCTATGTTAGCTAATATAGATGTGGAAACAGGTGGTTCTTTTGACTTTACACAAAAACAAACAATATCTGGTCGTGCTGGTGATCCTAGAATTGTAAAAGGCGGTGGTGTAGGATTATTTCAATTTGATGATTATCAAAAAGGTGTAGGTAATGAATCTTGGTATAAAGAGTACTTAGAAGATTCTGGTAAAAAAGACAGTACCGAATCTCAAATAGACTACGTATTAGATGCTATATATGCAGAGAGTGATAAAGACGTAGGATGGAAATCTAAGTTAAAAATTGGAAAAGGTGATCTTGAAGTACTTAAACAATACTTAGATACTACTGAAAATCCTCGTGACATATCAGATGCATTTGAGGATCGTTTTGAAAATGCGGGTATACCACATGCTGATAAACGTAGAAATAGAACTGATAAGTATTTTAAAGAATTATCTTCTGAACAAAACATAAATCAAGATGAACCTATACAAGATGTAGGTGAAGATATTCCTATGGAAGACGAAAAGTTTCCTATGGAAAGAGTGCAAGATATACCAGAAGAAAAAAGTATGTATGAAGCAATAAAGCCGTATGTTCCTGTACTACGGCATTTTAATGAAGGTGGAGCAGCACCAATGCAAAAACAAATGGAAATGTTTGATGAAGGTGGTTTGTCCACAAGAAAAGATTCTAGTGAAGACTTAGTAGATACATTTGAAATTACTCCTGAAATGCAGGAAAGTATGGATAAAATGACTAAGGAAGAACAGGATGCTATGCGTAAAAAACTTATTGCAGAAGCAATGAAACGTATGCTTGCTAAACCTTTATCAAAAGATATAGATTTTTCAAAAATAGCACGACAATATAATGAAGGTGGGCTTATGGATGAAGGCGGTACAGTAGACCCTGTATCTGGTAATGATGTACCACCCGGCTCTACACAAGAAGAAGTGCGTGATGACATTCCTGCACAGTTAAGTGAAGGAGAGTTTGTATTCCCTGCTGATGTAGTACGTTTTATTGGTCTTAATAATCTTATGCAGATGCGACAGCAAGCTAAGATGGGATTAAAACAGATGGAAGAAATGGGTCAGATGGGTAATAGCGAAGAAGCTACTATGCCAGATGACTTGCCATTTGATATTAATGACCTTGACATGGAAGATGAATTAGAGTATAATGTCGGTGGTTTTGTCCCCGGCACAGTACAGCAGCAGCAATATGGTATTAGTGGTATGCAACAAGCTGCAGCACCAACAACAGGCGTAGCAGCCGTACCACAGAAAGCTGCATCAAGTCAGTATGTACAGCCAATACAAGCAGCAGTACCTACTGCTCCTGTGTACACACCTGCAGAAGTTCCTACCTTTAAAGGTTTTGTAGGAGAGAATGTTCCCGGCGTAGATTTTGAATATGTAGAATATAAGAATGAAGCAGGTAATGTTATTAAAATACGTAAAAGTAAAACAACAGGTGACTTACTAGACCCTGTACCAGAAGGCTATACATTTGTAGACCCAGAGGCTACTAAAGTAGAAAAAGCAACTGTAACACCTACTACACCGCAGACTACCAGTGTACGTGAAGATAAGGGTGATGCTGACCATGCTATGAAAGAAGAAGAAATGTATGGTCCGGGTGGGGGAAGACTAGCTATTGATGGTACTATATATGGTGTATCCTTTGATGGCGTTAAGTTTGGTGAAATGAAAAGTCTTTTGGGTGGACTAGCTACAGGTAAACCTGTTCCTGATAATGTTACAGTCAATTTTAAGCGAGGCGATACTACATTTAGACTAAAGGGGTCAGAGTATAATGACCTTAAAAATAGTTTAAATACACCAGAAGGACAAACTATAGTTAACAATGCTATTGATAGAACCGATACACAAGATAGAGTAAAAGCTGTGTTTAATAAATATGAAGATGCTTTAGCTTCTGACGATAAAGCTACTTCTCAGAATGCCCAAAAAGTAGTGAATGAGATGATAAAAGAAGCTAAACGGAAAAATATTGATAAAGATACTGGAATGATTATTAATCAGTTTGAGGCTAATCGTCCAACAGGTGATGAAACATTACAAACAACTACTCCGTCAGCATCACAAACAACACCTGAACCTACTGTTGGGGAAGGGTTTGCTGACTATGCAGACGTAACTGGTGGTCCGGGACAAGATGATGCACCTGCATCAGATGGTGGTCAAGATTATGGAGGCGGCATTGATGATGCAGCATTTGATGCCTTTGAAGGTTTTAATCAAGGTGGCCTAGCCTCTAAACCTAAACCAAAGAAAACTAAGAAGATGAAGCAAGGTGGACTAGCTTCTAAAAAATAATCCACAATTCGTTGGCTACTCACTCCCCACGCCCGACAGTGTGGCTACGGTGGCCCCAACAAGGAGAATACAATGAACGATACAATCATGGCAGAAGAAATGCAGTCAACACCAAAGGCAGCATTTATGAATAAACCTTACACGCAAGAAGAACGAGTAAAGCGTGACGAGGAAGAACTAGAAGAACTGATGAAGGCACGTGAAGGTGAGGAAGAAACAGAAGAAGTAGAAGCTGAACCTACTAGCGCAGAAGAGAAAACATTTAAGAAGCGTTACTCTGACCTACGCCGACATCAACAGAAACAGGCAGAAGAATTTAAGACTGAACTAGCTGCGCTTAAAAGTCAACTGGAAAGTGCTACTAAGAAAGAAATGAAGTTGCCTAAGTCCGATGAGGACATTGAGACATGGGCAACAGAGTATCCTGATGTAGCAGCTATCGTTGAAACAATTGCAATGAAGAAGGCACGTGAGCAATCAACTGCTCTTGAAGAACGTCTTAAAGCAATTGATGAGTTACAAAACTCAGCTACGAAAGAAAAAGCAGAAGCAGCATTAATGCAGATGCATCCAGACTTTGATGACATTCGTGACAGTGATGA